GATTCCAAAACGTTAGCCGAGAAACTAGAGATTACTGACCAATCGAATATTTCCCAAGCGAAACACCGATTATTTGGTCTGTAAATAAGTAGACAAACGGCATTTTGAATTCTTGATGTGAAGATGAAATCAAGGTCACATCAACTAAGACAATCACATCAGAATCAGATGAAGTTTGTTCAGTATCTGAAATTTGATGTAATTTGTCACTGATTGCATAAACTGTGTGATACTTTTCGTTTTTTTCTTTTGGTATAAAATTTCCGACATAAGTACCAGCAGCAGTTGAAATTATAATTTGTTTGTCTGCATCCTCAGTCAACATATACATCAGACCTAGAAGGTCTTGTTTAACATTTTTATCCATAGCGTTATCCTCCTTTCCATAATTTTTGAATACAACGGTGAGAGGTCATATTCAAATAAATTATATCAGAAAGGAACGAAAGACACAACATATTGTTATATAAATAAAATTTGAACACAATATGTTGATTTTTGGAGAAATATTATGTGGGAAAAAATCAATAAAATAATGCTTGAGAGAAATCTCAATATGAATAAATTAGCAAAACTAACAGGGATTAACAAAAGCCACTTTAGTGATTTAAAAAGTGGGAGAATTAAACATCTGTCATGGCCGAACATGGTCAAGTTATCTACAGGACTAGGTATCAGCTTAGATGAATTTAAATAAAACAAAAAACGACTGCGGGAACAGTCGCTAACTAACTTAATTTACTTAATTATATCACAGAAAGGAAACAATATGCTAGCAAAACTTAAAAGCGGTATCGAAGTACCTTACGAAGAGCTTTGGCTTAATGATAACGACTTATCCGAATTTATTGGAAAGTCATTTGACCAAACGCAGCGATTACTAAGAAAGATGTACAAAGACAGAAATTATCGCAAATACATTGACAAGGTTGGCGGTCGTTCAACAAAAGTTAAAAAATTTGAAGAATGGAGAAAATTACAAAATGAAAAACTTATTTAACTTTATTTTTGCAAAACCAAAAAAACAGGAAGAAAAACAAAAATGGGCAATCGAAACACATGGCTGGGAAGCTAATGCACGACGTTACGACAATATGATTGAACGTAATAATAGAGGGCGTACATGTTAAAAGAAAATTTTTTTGAAAGCGATGAATGATGCATATTGAAGAAGTAAAAAACAACCAATTTTATCAGTTTCCGCAGTGGTTGTTAAAAGAGCCATATAACGTTCTGAGCGATAAAGCAAAATTAATTTATATGTTGTTGTTTGATCGCAGAACACTATCTGTGGAAAATAAGTGGTTTGATGATGACGGTAAGGTTTATATGTACTTTACAAACGAGCAATTTATGGAACTACTTAAATGCTCAGAAAAAACAATCATAAAATCTAAAAAAGAACTGTCTAATTTCGGCTTATTAAACGAGGTCAGACAGGGTATAAACAAACCCAACCGCTTATATATCAATGGAACTGTAAAAGTTACAGGTCAAGACCTGAATAATTTACAGCACGGAACTGTAAAAGTTACAGGTCAAGACCTGAATAATTTACAGGGAATCAATACTAATAATATCAATACTAATATATCAATACTAAATAACCAAAACTTAGTGCCTTCTAATCAGACAACTACTAACTATATATATAGTATAGCGGAACAAGAATTTGGTCGGTTGTTGTCTCCTATGGAAATTGAAACTATTCGTACGATGATTAAAGAAAATAATCATGACTTAATTAAGGAAGCTATCAAAAGAACTAAGCTTCAAGGAAAAACTAATCTTAACTATGTTAGAGGTATTTTACGTAACTGGAGAGATGACAACATCACGACAATTGAGCAAATAGAAGCTAAAGAGAAATCTAGGAAATCTAAGCAAGAAGAGGTAAGTGAGTATGATACTTGGTGATGAGAATGCGCTTGATAAAATCGCTTTGTCCTATCAAAAAAATACCAAAAAAGAAGAGACAATTTGTGACAAGCATGACTGTAGCTATATCACAATCCTTAAAACTGGTTTGACAGTTTGCCCTAAATGCCACAAAGAAGATTTGGAAAATCAAAACGATTTACACGTTCAAAAACAATATGAGAGAGAACTCGAAAACAAACGGCTGTACTATCTAAAAAGGTTATCAATCATGGATAGCGAACTGGAAAACGCATCGTTTGATAATTTTAGAACTGACACAATCAAACATAAAGAAGTGCTTGTTTGGGCTAAAACAATGGCTAACGATTGGTTTAAAGGAGGTCAGGGTAACATTATCATGACTGGTAAAGCTGGACGAGGCAAAAGTCATCTAGCTTACAGCATTATCAGAGGACTGTCAGATAAGACGAAGAAGCTAGGACTACTTGTAAACGTTACTGATTTGTTATCAGAAATAAAGCGAGACTTTAGTAAAGAGGCGTTTTGGTTGGACAAATTAAAAGAGGTTGATTATCTAGTTTTGGACGATTTAGGTGCTGAAAAGGTTAGCGATTGGTCGACAAGTATTATATATAGCTTACTTAACAAGCGTACAAATACAATCATCACGACAAATCTTACACCAGCTGAAATTAGACAGACGTATGGAGAAAGAATTGCATCACGTATACGAAAAGGTTGTGATAAAAGCCATATCATGGAATTTGAAGGAATGGAAGACGAAAGAATGAAATTATGGAACTAACATTAACAACATTTTTCGGCTTGTCAGAAGAGCATGCAGCAAGAATCATGGCTCTAGATGAAACTAGTCGAAATAAAAAAATTGAAGAGTATAGACAGTTGAGAATACTAAAAGGGAGGATTGACTTTGGAAAATAGACCAGATTTAAAATTAGTAGCTGAATTAGAAAATAGGATTAAAGACTTAAAAATTGAAAATGAAATCTTAAAGTCTAAAAACATTGATTTGTCTGAAGATGTTAAACATTTAAAATATAAATGCTTCGAAAAAGATAGTTCTATAGTGGATATTATGGTTAATAATAACAACCTAAGAAAAGAAAACAATGAGTTGCGAGAAATGTTTGACTTTATCAAAGATAGACTAGAGAAATTCGTAGGTAGCTCGTATGGTAGAAATTAGGATTAATGGCGAACTTGTAACGTTTGACGGTAATTTTAGGGATGCTTTTATATTTACAATTGACTATTTACGAGACAGCGAAGAGCCTACGCTAAGGCAGACTTACAACGAATTTAAAGACTATACAGACGAAGACTTGATGGAATACATCGAAATGGAATTTGATGTAAAACCTGAATTAATCGTCAATCGGAGACTTGATAGCAGATGGTCTTTTAAATCGCACATCTTGGAAGATTAAATATGAGCGAAGAGTTATACGAGTCTACTCGTTATTGGCAAAGCAGATACAGCGAGTTGATGACTGATTATTTACAAGAAGCGGAAGAAAACATAGAGCTTAAAAAACAGTTGAAACGCTTGAAAGCTGAAAACTGGCAATTAAAGCATAGAAAGAGGAAGTAAATGAGTAATGAACTAACGCAAAAACAAGTGACTTCAAACGTTGCGACACGAATCAATCAAATGAAAGATTCTGATGGGTTGATGATTGCACCAAAATACAGCGTAAGCAATGCACTTAGCTCGGCGTATTATGCTTTAAAAAATGGGAACCTGTTAAATAAAGACCAAGATAGCATTTATAATGCGCTGCTCGATATGGTAACCCAAGGTCTTAGCCCTGCTAAAAACCAATGTTACTTTGTGCCTTATGGAAACGCTGTTAAGTTGACGCGTTCGTACTTTGGCACTATGAAAGTTGTTAAGCAACTTCCTGAAGTGAAAGACATTTACGCAGAAGTAATTTACAAAGGCGATGAATTTAAAATCAAAAACGAAAATGGTCGCAAAGTGTTTGTTAGTCACGATACCGATTGGATGAATGCAGATAACGAAATTGTCGGAGCTTATTGCATTATCGAAAAAGAAGACAGTGAAAAGATTTTGACAGTTATGACCAAAAAAGAAATTGATAAGTCATGGTCAAAAGCAAAAACCAAAAATGTTCAAAATGACTTCCCGCAAGAAATGGCAAAACGAACAGTCATTAATCGAGCGGCTAAGCAATTCTTCAATACGAGCGATGACAATGATTTGTTTGTAGATGCTGTGAACCGAACAACAGAAAACGAGTATGACAATGACAGACAAGTAAAAGACATCACACCTCAAGAAAAAAATAGCCTAGATGACTTAATAGGTCATCAGAGTGAAAATAAGGATGCTCCTATCAATTTAAAAGACGTAACTGAAGATTTACATTCGGAGCCAGAAAAAACGCTCACAGACGAAAATAAGACGGTTTTAGAAGATACCTCTTATCCGGCAGATGAAATTCCGGATTTTGACCAAGAAACTGGTGAAATTAAAGCTAGCGAAGGTAATCTCTTTGATAATCTTGGAGACTTAATGCCATGACGAAGTTAGATTTGCTTGGAAAGGACTATTATAGCAATGAATCATCAATTAAGTACTGGTCTATTAGTCAGTACAAGCGTTTTAGAGAATGCGAAACGAGGGCGCTTGCTGAATTGCAAGGGGATTGGACAGATACCAGAGATAACACTGCGCTGCTCGTCGGGAACTATGTCCACTCTTACTTTGAGAGTAAAGAAGCTCATGAAGAATTCAAAGCCCAAAACGGCTCTGAAATGATTTCTAGCCGAGGAACAACCAAAGGCCAATTTAAAAAAAGCTTTTTAGTTGCAGAACAGATGATTGAAGCACTTAAAAGCGATAGTAATTTTATGGCTATCTACCAAGGAGAAAAGGAAGAAGCTATCACAGGATTTCTTGGTGAGGTTGAATTCAAAGGCAAGATAGACTGCCTGAATGTTGATCGCGGCTATTTTGTAGACATCAAAACAACAAAAGGGCCCATAGATGATAAAATTTGGAACGGTGAAGAGAGAGTTTTTTGGTTTGAAGCTTATGGGTATATCTTGCAGATGGCTGCTTACAAAACAATGCTTGAAGCTAAGTATAATAAACCTTTTGAGCCGATTATTTACGCAGTAACAAAAGAAACACCGACTGACACCAGAGCCATCAGAATACAAAATGTAGACGCTATGCAAAATGAATTAAATGAGTTAGCGCAAAACATTAAGCGACTAGACGCGGTAAAAAAAGGCACAGAACCACCAAAACCTTGCGGCCATTGCGAATATTGTAGGGCTAATCAATTAACACAAAGAGTAATGATTTTTTAACTAACATTGCAAAGTGAAGCTCGGCCTTTGCAGTAACTATATTTTCCGAGCGAGAAAGGAAATAGTCTGCTTATCGATAAAATCGATAATATGGAGAATTGCTACACTCGTCCTTGCCACAGCTCACACATTTAATAGGGCGAGTGTGGATTTTAAAAGGTGAAAAATATGGAACAAATCAAAATTACAGGAACAGGAACAGCACTAATTTTAGATAGAGTAAACCGAATCTTTGCCATCTCTGGCGGTTTGACTATGCAATGGGATTTTATTAGTGATTTTAAAAAGATTGATGATGAGCCGTCACTAGATGAAGATGGAGAGTTATTCGAAACAGCTTACGACCTTGTGCTCGAAGCTAAACCAAAAACTAAAATCAATCTAACATCATCATATTTTGCTAAAGAGCATAAGAAAGACACAGATGAAATCATAAAAGTATTCTCGTTTATCGAAGATAATAAGAGAAATATCTTTGAAACCCTTGGCATTCGCGGGGTGCTTGAATGAGCAATCTAGTATTATCACTAGACATTTCAACTTCTGGAACAGGTTGGGCCTTATTTAAAGGCTCAGACCTTATCCAGAGTGGTGTCTTAAAACACAAAAGTGACTCTTATTTCGAACGTGGACGATATATGGCTAGTCAATTAAGGTTGATCCAGTCACGAGCATTAAAAAAATACGACTGTAGTTTTAGTACCATCGCAGTTGAAAAAAACTCGGTTATGGGACCTAACCAGCAATCCATGCTTAAAATCGGTATTGTAACTGGTATCATCTTAGGGCGATTGATAGCTGATAACGTCGTTTTTATCAATGTGTCGACGTGGCGTAAGCACTGGAAGTTTAGCTACAAAGACCGCTCTAAAAAAGCGATGAAAGCACAATCGAAAGAAAAAGCTCTCGAATATTGCGGAAAAACAGTAAAGGATGACGAAGCAGACGCTATCTTGATTGGAGCATACTACGTCAACAAAGGCTATCTTGATGGATTGGAGACACATGACTGCTACTAAAAAACACGTTGTGAGAGTTTACAACAAAGGTATTACAGCGACTTACATGGTTTATGACAAAAATCTGTTTAAGGAGCATGAGTTCGCAACAAAAAATGAAGCGATGCAGTTTATCAGAAAACTAGAGTTAGCCAATGATAAGCGAGTGACAGAGTATTATTTGAGAGAGGTAGAGAGATGCTAACGGAAGATACGTTTAAAAAAATTGAGGAGCTTGAAGCTGCTTGTCAGGATACGACAGATAACATTAAAAAGCCATCACATTATCAAGGCAGGCATGGCATGGAAGCAATCGATGTGGTTAAAAACTTCGCAGCTTGCCAAGAGCACGAGGAAGGTTTTTATTGGGGCAATGCTGTTAAGTATTTACTACGGTATCATGCTAAAAATGGTGTTGAAGACCTTAAAAAAGCACGGCAGAACCTTGATTGGTTGATTGAGAAGTTGGAGGATGTGGAATGAAGAAACCAAATCGCTATCCGTACAGTAAATCAAAATTTAATGGTTGTATTTACCAGTTGCATTCAGCCAGCTTTAAAAATGAACAATATGTCAAAGATTTAAAATCATGCGGCATACATTATCAAATCACAAAATTTGGTCATTTTCCTGATATTTTTATAAAAATTGATAATCTCGAACAATTACAAGCATTAATAGATAAAACCGAACACGATTTAATACTTGGTAAAGACCGAATTTGGATTTATGACGACTATATGGAATGAGAGAGGTGGATGGATGATACCGAATTTTAGAGCATTTAATAAAAAGACCAAAAAGATGTATAGCGTCGATGGCTTTAAAGCAAGTGAGCGCAAAATATATAGATGCAGCTTAGCTGATGACGAGTTTCGCTCTGGTCGCTTAGAGACGTTTCATTTTGTCGAGGATAACCTTGACAACTATATACTCATGCAATCAACAGGAATGTTTGATAAAAATGGCATTGAGATTTGGGAAGGGGATATGGTTTTAACAACACGTCTCATAGATTACACATATAAAAATTTTAAAGGTGTAGTAAAAATGTTAGAAGGCCGCTGGGTAATTGACACAGGAACTGACGCTGTCTATTTATGGTCAGAAATTGAAGAAAACGAAGTCATCGGAAACGTATATCAAAACAGCGACCTGATAGAAAGTGTGGAAGAATGACAACAGATGAATTATTGCAAAATTTACGTGATAACTTGAATAAAATAATGAATGTCCTAAAAAGTGACTGGAAAGGACTGTTATTTTTTGCAATCGCAATGCTGGGAATGATGATAACTGTGTCGTATTTTACCTACCGCGACGCACAACAATATTACGAACCACAAATCACAGGTTTACAACAGCAACTAATACGCACGCAGTACCGTTTGAAAGAGTCGTCAGAGCAAAATCAGAGACAGACAAAGCGGATTGCGGATTTGACTGGAAATGGGGGATAGGGTATGATTGACGAAATTTTAAAAAGACTTAATAAAGAATTTGACAATGATCTGGATAATTACGAACAAGAAAGATACGCTGGTTACATGGACGCAATAGGTGTAGCAATTGAAATTGTTGAAGAAGTTAAGCGAGGTAGAAAATGAATATTGAAGAAGCGAAGAAATTGATAGACAAACAGTCTATTGGTAAAGGTGGTGTCGGCGACATTCCAGTAGTGAAAACACATATTGTAAAAGTATTACTCGACCAACTCGACAAACCAAAACTAGAAGTACCACAAATGATAGCTGATGTTATTGAAAGCTTTGACGAAGATGTGAATTATTTGCACGAACATATGAGTTATCAGTCTGATGAAGTTAGAGAGTGGCTAACTCACAATGAACGTGAGTTTTATGAAGCTTGGCTAGCTTATCCAAATATCACAGTCGAAAAAGAAAATCTGTATACTGTTGAGATACCTAATCCGAATGAAAGACAGTTAAGTTTTGTGCTGATGAGACAGCTTAGCGGAAATGTAAGTATCAAAGTTATGCATAGAGATAACTTAGACTTACTAAAGATAGATAACAATTTACAACTCACAGAATCCGAAATCCGCAAAGATTTTGACTGGGCTTGGCAGTTTAGAAAAGATGTAGAAAATGAATGAAAGAGAGTTAAATAAAAATTATGAATTATGATAAAAATAAAAATGATGCTAAAAAGAACTTTATTATAGCTTTAGTTCTATTGCCGTTCGGCTTAGTATTATCTGGATTTGTTATTAAATACGGTTGGAATAACATTTTATCAACAATTGATGGCGTACCATCTATCAATTTACCGCAAGCTGTAGGAATCAATGTGTTAATTAGTCCTTTTGCTTCTAAAAAAAATACAGATGAAGATTTTGCTACAGTGATTGCAAGAGCGTTTATTTCTCCGCTAGTCGTATTGTTATTGCTTTGGATAGTGACTTTGTTTATGTAATATCTTGAGGTAACAGAATGAATGAAGAATTAGGAGTGTTGGTAAATCCCAAACGTGCGTATTATGTAGGAAATAATCGGGACGGATTACCAGTATACACAGTCAACACCGAATATGCACACAAATGCACACGCAAAGAAGCAGAACAGTTTCCGCAGTTTAGATGGGTGAGTTTGGAGGAGTTGAGATGACATATTTAAAAAAATTATTTGAAGCCGTTAAATTTCTCAACTCTATGGAAAAACAGAACAAAAAAATAATGATTACTTTCCATAATAAAAAAGTTCATTTTTACGAGTTAGAAGAAATTACAGAGTCTTCGAGTGGTACTGTTGAAGCTAAAGCGAAAATGCTTAGTTTATGGGGAAAGATTAAATTATGAAAGAAAAAACAATTTTTATATCAAAAAAATATGCAAATGACTTTAACAATGACAAATATAATTTGTCCTCTGGCTATTATTTTAGAAGTGGTGAAAAACATGATATTGCTATTGTTAAATATGGTGAAAAAGATTATTTAAAAAATACTGATTTAGCATATGTTGTATGCGATAAGATCGTTGACGCAGACTCTATAAGCTTCGTTTATCATGGTGAATATGAAACTTGGCATTTTAAACTATTAAACACAGAAGCAAATTAAAGTCCCACGCAAGCGCCTAAGAGCCTGCAATGGCTCTGTGGGTCTACGAGCTGGAATACTCGTTAAACTTACCCTGGAAGCTTTCTGTAAGTATTCAGCT